GCTGGGGTTGTCGTCGCATCATTGTGCAAAGCGTCTCGTTGATGCTAGCGCTCATCTGGACGCCTCCGATGGCGACGGGACTCTGTGTGTCAGGGCAAGGGAAGCTGCATGCTGCTCTGACAGAGCTGGCGACAGTTTGTCCACCTTCATACCAAATTCTTAAGAACTCAAAACCGCCGTTGACACGTCCGTGAAAGATCTGCTTCTCCGGGTTGCCCACTTTGCCTGCGCTGTCTAGCAGAGCTTGCACCCAGGGCCCAGCACAGGGGCTTGTATACGCTTCAAGCGAGTCGTCACCTTGTGCATGAAATGAGAGGCACCGCCAGGGGGTGTGCCTTGCGAGCATCTTATGTGCTGCGCGTCCCATCACTGTGTTGAAGAGCGTGTTGAGCAGCATTGTGTGCCGCCAACCAGTCATCAATCCATGCGTCCAAGGGTAATACTCGCCCTCATGCGTTATTCCCACTGTGTCCAGGGTCTGAATGAGAAAAGTGAGTGCTATTCTGATATCAGGGTGAGTTCGGGGTGGTAGATGGTCTAGTATAGCTTGATAGAACAATTTTATCTGTTCATGCTTATGTACAATGTTGAAATTAGCATAGTCTCGGCAGGCTACGAAAGTGGTGCGAGCCAGTTCTGAGAACGCTTTCATGCGTGTTATAAAAGTGCTCTGTGACAAGTGCAGAGGCACTTCAGGTAGGGTGGCGAGGAAAGTGTTCTCTGCTCGCTGAGATATGACCGCACTCCAATAATAATTCGCTATGCTACCGGGCACCAGGTTGCGCATTTTTGCCACTTCCAACTTGGGTGCTGTGGTGGACATGCTATGTAGGTTACTTCCGGTAACCATTTCGAGTGCCTGTGCTGGTGTGAGGCCCGCGAAAGTTAGTTTCTTGTTGTTGATAGTGGCCGGTAGCTCTGGTCGCAATTCGGGCGGCACGAGGCGCTCGCTGATGCTGCCCGCAGCTATGTCGGTCAAGAAAGAGTACTCAGGTCGCGCGTTTCGGGCCGCCTCATCAGTGTCGATGTTAATGAGCTGTGCGAAGCGGGCACCTTCTTTCACCAGTTCCCGTTCCAGCTCTGACTCGAATTCGGGCACTAAGGCGTCGAACCACGGGTTAGAAATCTTCAGCTTGTCATAATTGGTGCGGACTTCCC